AAACACTTTTCCGATGTCTTCCATCAAGTCAAATGCAGAAAGGTTAGAAACTCCAGTAGATGCAAAATCTAGGTCTCCACTAAAAGAGAAAGAGCCTGATTTGTCGCCGCCTTCAAGTCTTACTCCGTAATCTCCTGTGCAATCGTTTCTAACAATTACAGATTCGTTGGAGATGGAAACTGAAGCGGAAGTTTTACAAACGACTGGAAGAGAGTTCCACTCGAAAGTAAAGAAATTGCCTAATTGATATGTTGCCATTGCTTATTCGTTTTAACAAATATACATAAATTTTTATTTATCAAGATACCTGGAAAACATCCAAGGTATAAGACAATATTTTTTGATAAGCTATTTGGCTACTACCTTGCTCAATTTGAACCCTAGAAAAGTTCTTTCGGATGTTTATCGCCTGTAAATCATTCGGCAAATCAATATCCGTCAAATTCATTTTTAGCTGAATAGAATTTGAAATATTTTCAGAAAGCTTCTTGCCTCCACTTCCTTGTGGAAACTTGGTGACAATGCTAATTTGAAAGCTTGCATTTTGTCTTATTGAGCAATCGTTGTTTGTTGTCTCAGCCTCGTTTTGATCTGTAATAAGAACGTAAGCTTGAGAGCCTAAATAAACCGCTGGGTTGATTGTAGATGGCAATTCTGTGTCATGTACCGGAATAGTTACGCCACCAACAACCAAAGGAGTAATTGCATCTAAAACTGCTATTCTAATGTCGGTCGAAATCTCTCTCATCCTAAGTCTTTGTTTATTTCGTTTTCAATTTCTTGCACCAAGTTAGCAGTATTCCTAAAGAAAGCTGGCATTAGGTATGGTCTACCAATAATACGACCTTGACCATTTCGGTAGAATGTTCTTGCAATGTCTCTTACTTCTTGGGTGTATTGTGGATTAGAAAGAATTTCTCTTGCGCTTAATCCAGTCCCAAATTCCAACCAAGCTTCAATTTCAAAAACTGAGTCGCCAGTTTGAACGCCAACTCTCCAATTTAATCCATCGTTTTCAACTACTTTGTCAATCCTTTGCTTAATATTTAAAGATAAACCATTCCAAGTGCTTGGTGCGTTTCTAATTGCCTCAATTTCAATATCTGTCGCAGTACTTGATAAAATATCTTTTACCGCATCAATCACAATATCTTCTTGTTTATCGAGATCTCGTAAAGCAGCATTCAATCCTTTGACAATTACACTCATACCGCAACCATTGTAATAATGTACTCTTTGTGTTGCCTCTGCTCATTTACTTGTACGCCTAAAATCTTGTGGTATTTAGAGGAGTAAAGCACTTGGTAAATTTCGCTAGGAACAAATGAGGTTCTGTACTGAATCGCTATTTGGTATGTGTTTGGCAATACCATTTCTCCAGCCTCTAATCCATTGCTACCTCTTGTCTGCTTAACAGATGCAAATGTTGTTAATGTAGTTGACGGCGTTGGTGTTGTGCCTCCAGCGCCATCGCTTACAGACTGAAAGGTTACGAAAGAAACCTTTTGATCATATTTGCCAAAATTAATCATACGAATAGGTCGGCTCTATATTTTAACTCAGTTGTGATACTAGACTTTTGAGCGTAATAAGTTTGCATATCAATTAAGTTCTGTCTATAAGCAAAATCTGTCGCAATCCTTTTAAGCATAGCAACTTTAAGGTCTTGAGGCAAAGGATTTGACACATTAAATCCAGCTGAGTAAATGTAATTTTCAACTTCAGTTTCGTCAGTTGTAACATCTGAAACCCAAGGTCCAATTGGATAAATCCTTTCTGCTCGCTTATTATTTGAAATAGTAACATTACGTTGAACGTAAAGCATACCGCTTGCCTTTTCAGACTCAATCCTTGCAGCTGGAATCAATTGGCTAGTTAACAAACTATCCCAATCTGAATAGTCAATCTGTAACCAAGCCTTTGCTTCTGCCAATGTTATTGGCTCAGTAACTACCTGGTAATTATACGCAATTTCTAAAGGTCTAACTACGCTCATTTTTTCTTATAGTCTTGTTTGTCCATTTTGACCCATACGGCAAGTCCTTTGTCGACAAGGTATGTGTCGTAAGTCTTGCCTACGCTTAGTACTTCGCCTTTCATAAAGGGTGCCAAGTCAACCAATAATTTAATCATAAAGATAGTATTTATTTTAGTAAATGTTTTTTCTCATTCCAAGGCTCCACATCTGCCCAAAGTCGGTAACCATGAAAAACATAAAGAGACCTAATCAATCCAATCTTTAAATCTAACTCTTTAACCCTCATCGAAAATAAAGAATCAAAAGCCAAACTATTTTCTGTAAACTTAATCTTTTTCCATGTTTTATACTGAAACGCCATAAAAAAGCCTGCGATATATTCTTTAATTTCTTGAATGCCTTCTCCTTTATATGAATTGGCTATCTCAAAATGATTTCTCACATTTAAATCGTAACTAAAAGCATTCCCATGCAATTGGTGTTTTGATCTTAATCTATTTGTGTAGCATCCTACCAAGCCAAATTTGTCTCCATCTAAAGACAACGCATCGTTTATTCTTTTGCCCCAGTCGGGAGTCAAATAAAGTATGTCACCGTCTTGCATTACAATCCAATCATCGTCTTTTGCATTTAGGCTCGACAAGTATTCATTGTAGGCTTTTCCTATATCTTTGTCTAAGCTAAAAGGATTGGAGTAAAATATTCTCATTTGTAATTTACAAATTCAGGGCGCTTCAAAAACTCTTCGTAAAGCTTCAAGTTTTTTTTACCGCTTTCTCTTCTATCATTAATTGATAAAGAAGAATTAACCGCAAACCTCCAATCTAAAACATCAAATAAATCTAGGCTATTTTTTACATCCATAAATGCATGAGGAGTTAATCCTAAGTCGTGTATTCTTTGAGAATATTCTACGTGTTCAAATCCCCAAAGTCCAAATTCAGGTCTCATTCCACCAGCTACTTGAAGGCATTTATTTTTTAAGTAAAGCATACAACCATTTGGCGCACTATATGTCATTAATCCTTCATATTCACCGCTAAACCTAATCGAAGGACTATAAATAACATTGTTGCTTTTTTTATCAAAGGTCAAGCACAAATGGTTTACTTCAGAATTAATGTATGGCTTATACCAATCATCTGACTTAGGTCTTACATCGTCATCACAAAGGAAAATGTGGTCATATTCATCGGCTAACTCTAAACACTTGTTTTTAGCCTTAGCTATTCCAACATTTTGCTCAAACCGGTAATCAGATTTTACTGGAGTTATAGATGCATCATCAACTACAAAAATTGTAGCGTTGCTTGGCAAATACTTTTCCCATTCTCTTAATGTTTCTTCAAATACTTCTTTCCGGTTGTGAGTTGTTATGCAGACTGCGATTGTTTCCATTCTAAGAATCTTGGATGATCTGAAAATAAATTTTGATTATATTTTTGATTAAATAATTCTAGCTTAGACCACATTAAATCATTTCTATCATTAATGTTTCTTTGCTTTAATGTTTGGCTACCCAAATGATTTACTTTAGCCGAAGGAACCAACATTGGAGGCATATCAATTTTCTTTAACTGCTCAATTAATGAATTGTCAGCAAACCAAAAATCAAAATCCTCATCAAGGCCACCAATTTCTTTGTACAATGACCTTTTCATCATAAATGCCCAACCTGATAAGTTTCTTCCGCATTCCCATCCTTTTTCATTTTCTGTGACATCCTTTTGTCTAAAGTCAGCCATTGCAATAGGACTAACAATAGGATAGTCAGCAGCTAACAAACCATGCAACCAGCCATTTTTAAATATCAAGTCATTGTTACAAAACATGACCCAAGGAGCATTACCTTTAATTGCACCAAAATTTAAAAATTTGTTATAGTTAAATTTTAAATGAGGATTGTATGTCGCTGCATTTTTATAAAACAAATTAGTTTTTTCTTCTACAACAATACAATTGACTTCCAGTCCATTTGCTGCTTGTATGCAACTATCAATCGCTTGCTGAGTCATTCTTGACCCCATTTTTGTAGCGTTTGAAATAAACACTACGTCTACTATTGGATTCATATTACCTTTCCGTTTATTTCTTATGTTGGGAATATACTCTTGAGCAACGGTTGTTAAATCGCTATAATCGTAATGGTAAAGAACTTTATTAATTTTAAACTCTGACTTTAAATGAGGTTTTAAAATCTTTGCATAAGCAGCATCCTCAGCTCTAGGTAAACTTGGAAAAGAAACCTTTGTAGAAACTTCTTTTTTAATTACTGGGATGTGATTTGGCAATCTATAATATGCTTCCTCTGTATTGTAGTCGTTAGGAAAATCTTTAGAATAGTAACAGATTTTAGGATTGTTCCCATTTAGGGAAACAGAAACCTCAAATACAATTGAATCTGCATCTGAATCAATTGCATCTAAAATAGTTAAAATGTAATCAGGCTCAATACGATCATCACAATCAACAAAAGAAATGTATTTTCCGCTTGCCATGCTTATCATAAGATTTCTCTTATCCCCTAGCATAATGGTTTTATTGTCGATTAAATAAATAATCTCAATTTGTTTTTGTTTATCAGCATCCAAAGCTTCTAGTTGACCATAGAGCATTTCTAAAGATTTAGGCAAAAAAGTATTTCTTCTTTCAGATACTGAAGGAATCAAAATGGATAATTTAATATCGCTCATAAATTGTCGTAATTATATTTCGCCACAAGGCTTACAATTTTTCTTAAAGAACATTTCGCATTCGGTTCCATCTTGATTGCACGGCTCCTTGATAAAGTAAATTTGTTTCTCGCTAGCCTTTGAAAGGTAGCGCTGGCAAGTATTTTTAATCTTACATACTTGAGGCTTACACATTGTAAATTCTGCCATATCCTATAATTTATTTTTAAAGTAAGTGATTTATAAGGTTTTAAACAAAAAAAGGCGGGAAAATTCCCGCCCTTTTACACTAAACACAAACACAAAACACTATTAAGTAGTTTCAAGGATAGCCTTTGCAGCTGCAAAAGTTCCTTTAACCAATACTGGAGTATCGTTAGCAGAGATAAACTGCACCAAACGCTGCTCAATTCTTACAGTCTTCAAGTTGTCGATGAAGTCATCGCCAGACTCTCCAATAGCTACCTGCAAACCGCTTCTCAAACGAACGTTGATTGTTGAAAGATCACCACCTACGAAGTTAGCAGCAGTTCCAGTCAAAGCATTAGTTGGGATAATGTTTACTCCCCAAGCAGTAATTCCACCTTGAGCGTTGAAAGTAACGCCAGCTGGCAAGATATATTGCTTTTCTGCATCCTTCTCAGAAAGCATCAAGTGATATTGTCCAGTCTCAACGAATACGCCAGTAGCAGTTCCGTTTGCAGCTCTTACTTGAGCGATGATTCCGTGAATAACATCCCAGTTAGTAGCAGACTCAACACCACCAGCCATAGAACCACCAGTAAAGGTAGTAGACTTAGAAAGCAATCCAGCAAGCTGAGGAGATGTTCCGTTACCAGTAAACAATTGGTTTTCGATTACAGTCTCAACACGCTTAACTCCATTGGATTGGATGTAAGAAGCCAAGTAAGCGGCATCTTCCAACATTTCCATAGAAACCTTCATGTGAACACCAATCTTTTCAACCTTAGCTCTCTGCTCTTTGTATTGAACATCAAGTTGGGTTTTCTCAACACCTTCGCCAATCATTACTGGAGTTCCCTCCTGGTCGTACTCTTCTACCCATACTGCATACTGAGTTCCGATTGCTCCTACGCTTGCGTTAGCAAGGTAAACCAACAAACGCTGACGGATAGGAGAAACAACACCTGTAAACTCAGAGATTGTAACTTGTCCTGAAGACGCTTCGTTAGCGATTGTAGAAGCTAGAGTAATAGTTCCAACTGCTTTCTCGTTGATTTCGAATACCAAAGGAGCCTTTAGACGAGCGTTAGGCTCAGACTTTAGACGCTCGATTTCAGCTTTAACAGGAGCGTAAGCCTTCATAAAAGCGGTTTTGAAATCTTCAGCGCTTACTTCTTTGTCTACTGCATTCTTTTGCATTGCAATGTCCAACTTATCAAGTTGCTTTTGCATTTCTGCTGCCTCTTCTTTGGTTACTACACCATTAAAAGACTTTAATAGGCTTTCAGCCTTTTCGAAAGCCTCGTTAGCTTTTACTTCTGCATTTGCTGCTTTAGCCTTTAGAGCCTCACCAGCTTCTGCAATGACTGCCTTTACGGCGTCGATTGTTAGATTTTCCATGATTCAAATTGTTTTTTAAGTTCGTTAATTGTTATTATTTCGACCTCCTCGGCTTTCTTAATTTCCAAAGTAGCATCTGCTGGCTTTAGAAACTCCAAAAGTGATTTAAGTTGATTTTCTAGTTTTTCAAGGGTTTCATCTGTTGCGTCAGATGTCTTTACAAACTTCTCAAGTCTGCTAAGATATTCGAATGCATCCGACTCGCTTTTTAGGTCAATAAATGTGGTCTCAGGATTAGCACCCAAGAATTGAACGGCAGAACCCTCATACATCATTACCTCTTTAATTAGGTTTGCTTTAGCATCCTGGTCGAACTGTTCTTTAATAGTTCTAAATCCAAATGAATGCTGGTTAATTAGTTCGCTCTCAATCATCTTCTGAAAGTCTTGTCCAGCAGCATGAGAGCCAATCTTTGCCTCGTAACGTAATCCTTTATTGTCTTCGTAAAGATTAGTGATTTTTGCGACAACCTTGTTTTTATCGTGATCTAGTAAATACTTTATAAGCTGCTTTCCTTGTGGCCCACGTTCCATTACTGTCTTAGTAAACGCACCAGCTTCGATAACGTCACCATCAAGGTCTTTGTTGCCAAAAACGGCAAAGTAACCGGAAACAATACCTTGTTTCATGTCGCTATCTGTAAAGCCTTGGTTTAATCCTTTTTTTACGAAACCCATATCTTTATCTTCTTTTATCTCACCTAATTCTCTCAATTTATTTCTGCTCCATCCTAAAGCAGCCTTACCACCCCAAGCGTCATACATAAGCAATCCGCAACCATCTGAATAAGATGTGGAGGCTTGTAAGTCAACCTCGTGACGGCTCAAATACGAATACATTCTTTTAATCGTATCAACCGAAACAGGCTCGCCATTTGCAAGCTGGTTGGCTCGTTGTTTGCCTACTGGCGTACCGCAAGGCCCCCAACCATTCTCCTCAACATATTTCAAAACCCTTCTAGCGTTATTTCTAACTGACTGAGGATAATCGGAATATGATTGCTCGGCTTTATCTAGCATTGCTTATTCGTTTAAACAAATATACAAAGAAAAAAAATTAGGAAACAAAAGGTCATTAAATCACAAAGCTTTGAGGAAAGTTTCTTCGTGCATAAGCTTCTGAAACATAAACAACAACGCAACTACAATTAATAGTCTGTGCGGCTCCTCCGTTTTGATCTCCAGGTTTATCCATCAAAACCTCAACTCCTTTAGTGGTAAATACAAAAAATTGATCTGCTCTTATTGGTTTGTCTTGTGCTAATATGTGCTGAAGTCTAGGTTCTCTTGTTCCTCCATGAATCCAAATCTTCCAAAGTTGAGTTCCAGTTTGATTTGCCCAATCATTAGATGATTTTTTTTTGCCTTCATTATAGGCTCTAGTTGATTCAGTTCTAGCAATTGCTCTTGCACGTTTAACATCTGGAATTATCTCAAGTAAAAGCCTTTCGATTTGAAAAGGGTTTAATCCATCCTCGATACCTTGAGCAATAATTTCATTTACTTTTTTTTGAGTTGTGTTGGTTACATCTAAAATAAGTTGACCAAGGTTTTGTAAAACCCAATCCTTAATCCACTCTTTCCAAGTATTTAAAAAGAAATTGTCGGGAATAAATGCTTTTTCTAAGTTGTCTTGTCTTATTCTGTTAAACTCTTTTGTTGCAGAATCTACAAAGACAGTCTGATAAAACTTAATGTACGCCTCTTGCATTGGCAACAAAGGAACAACAGGCTTTGCTTGTAACTTTAGTGCTTCTGTAAATATTTTAACTCCAAGGCGCTCATATTTCTTTAGGTCCGCTTGCGATGACCTTCTAACCTTAGAATAATTTATTTTCTTCATTTCTTATGATGGAAAATCTACAAAGTCCGTTGCAGCATTTCCTAAAGCTTCCTCACTTGGAATTACGTTGCTAGGAATCCAATGCACATCCATTGCTGGGTCTTCGCTTGCGTGCCAGTTTAGTAGGCTTCTAACCTCGTTACCAGTAAAGTAAGGTGACTTGCCATAGGTGTCAAGAATTACCTTTACATCGGGTTGCAATTCGCTAAAGCTAGAAATATCAAAGTCGATAACGTAATCCATGCCATAAGACTTGCCAAGCCATTGAGTAAACTTCTCCTCAATCATTTGAAGCTGCGGCATAATTACGTCAGTAACCAAAGCCTTTTGGGCGCCTTCTAAGTTGGCATAAGTAGCGTTAGAAGTAAATAATACTGGATTAACTCCCCAAAGACCGCAAAGGGTTTGCAAGTCCATGTTTTGAGAATTAATGATATCCATTGCAACTGGAGACAATCCGATTGCATCGTAACGCAAAGGAATAGAAGAGGCAACGATTTTATTAATGTTTTTATTGCCATTAATACGTTCGTCAATTCTTTCATCCATTTTTGCCCTTTGATCAGGCGATGGCCAAAACTCAGGGTTTGTAATGTTAGGAGAGATAATACCTTTTGCTCCTCCGTTTTGGAAAGTCTTTTGCTTTGCTTCGGTCGCTTCGTTGTTTGCTTGCAAGGTCTTTAAACCAGCCAATAGGGGAGGCATACCTCTAAGTTGTGCGCCGTTCAAATCCCAAGTAAGGTTTGTGGTTTTGATGTGCAATACTTGGTCTGCTGGTATCTCAATGTTTTGGTCGCCAATAATCAATTTGTAGCCTCTCACAGGCTCAAACAAATTACCAGCTACAATTTCCACATAGTTTGACGGCATTACGTACATCTCCTTAATCTTGCCCTTATTTGGTCCTTCAGCTGGAGAAAAGCCATAAACAAATATTTCTCCGCTAGTATTGTACCAGGTTAGCATGGAATCAAGAAACTCAGACCAAGTTTGCATTGGATTAGGGTTTTTGATTAGCTGGTTTACTGGGTCAGAATAGTTAACGTCTTCTAATTCCTTTTTTCTAAAATATAAGCTTTGGATTCTGTTAAGTTCTTTGGCGCTATACTTTCCTCCTCTGTATTTCTTAGTCGCTTCAGTTTCTTTATAAACATAAGTAGGGCATTGCTTGCCCTTCTCTGCTATTTTTCGAATAATTGAATAAACTAAAGCGTTTCCCTTGTAACCTTGGTCAATAAAAGTTTGCTGGTTTGAGTCATACCAAACAACAAGAGTCGAAGCCGTAAATTGGCCGTAGAGGATTTGATTTAGCAGATTTACATCGGGATAAGTCTTGGTTGGCATGACTTGTGGCGTGATGTAATTCTGAAGAGCCTTTAATAGCATAGCATATTCGTTTTAACAAATATACCTATTTATTTTTTTCTAAAAATGTAGTTCCATAAAACCAAATTACAAGCATGGAAGCTCTTGCTACCCAATGCCATGTAAGCGGATTAAAATCTAAAGTTATAAATGCAATCAGCACGTATGTGATAAACATTAGAATAATCGCTGCAATTGTTTCTTTGCTCATATTGAAAAGGTAAATTTTGAACCCAAAAGTAATTCGGTAAATCCCCAAACAAGCGCATCTACTCGGTCAGGTGACTTGCCTTTATCAGGATCAAATGTAATCATTTGATTTTCAAGGATTGGAAATTGACCAATGTGATAAATTTTATTTTGCTCATAAAGTGAATAGATAGGCTCAGCTCTAACGTATTTACCCTTAGTTGCATTTACGAGTTTTATTCTTGCGGTCGTGTTTTGCGACCTCAAAACGCTTTCAACCATATCTCCTCCCATGTTTTTCTCTGCAACTATGCAATCGGCGTTCCATCGTTCAAATGCTTTAACTGCAACTGATGCCCATTGGCTAGGGGAGTATTTACCGCTAAGGTCTTCCAAAACGTAACCGTTTCCATTTGAATCTTTAGCACAAACAATAATTCCGGTTTCATCTGAATCTAAATTAGCAGATGCTGCTGGATCAACAGAAACAACAATGCGTTCTAATTGTGGCGGATTCGCCATTCTTAGACGTTCAATTATTTGCCTATTCCATAACATTCCCTCAGCATCTTCTAGCCAATGACCAAGGAATAAATGATTGTACCGGTGTAGGTTCTCTGTTCTAGTTCTTTCAGCTTGAGCGACAAAAGAAGGAGACAAGTTTTTTTCGTTGTCTAGGTATGTGGTATGAATGTAGCTTGTGTCTTCTCTTGGATGCTTTACAAATCTGTTATAAATCCAATGAGATTTGTAACTAGGATTCATTACCAAAATAACTCTGTTTGGCTTGTTTACGGCACGAATAGAAAGGTCAATTCGGTCAAATACATCCTCATCCATTAACTCCTCGGATTCATCAAGAATAAACGTTGTAACTCCAGCAATTGATTTGAGATTAGCCGTTGCGGTCCCTTGGCTAGTCTTAATACCTCGGAATAGAATCTTTGAGCCTGTCGCTTTGTTAATGATTTCCGACTGCGTTATTTCAAAGTCCTCCGCTTTATTCATCAAATCAATTTTGTCGATGAATTCAGGAATAATCGAAATAAACGCAGAGGTTAGAGTCCATCTAGTAAAAAGTATTACGTGGCCCTCTTCGTAAGTTAGGTTTAAAAGGAATAGCGAAAGGGTCCAAGACTTACCGCTTCCTCTTCCTCCAGTAATTAGGAAATACCGATTTTGTGGCTCTTCATAAAATAAAGGCTGGTATTTGTCTAATAGCTTAATTGAATCCATTATTTGCTTTTAAGCCATTCAATTGGAGGTGTTACCTTTTCTCCTTGAGTTGTAACATCAACAGTCTGCTTAGGCATACCAAAGCGGTAATTTAGCCAGCATTTGATTGCTTGAATATCTCCATCTTGACATTTGTCCCAAAGCGCTTTCCAAGCTTGTTCAGGTACGGCAATAGCATCCATCTGCTCAATGATTTTAATCTCATCTGCTTTTGGCTTTCTGCCTCCTCCTGGTCTTGCTCCTCCATGTCCGTTGTTCATCTTGCAAAAATTTGTTTATCCAAGTCAAAGTTATAAAAAAAAGCTTGAGCAAAACCCAAGCCTTTTTCGATTAACAAAAACCCAAAATAACTACATTAATAATATTGTCTGACCAGTAGGCTCTCCACTAAAATTGCAAAGCTTTCCGTTCCATTCAAATCTAACTTCTTTCTCTCTTCCTTGGTAAGATGCTGCTAGCGTTCTGATCTGTCTTTGTACTATATCCATACTTTCAAACTTTCCTTTTCCTTTATTTGACCAAGGGGACCATTGTCCGTCTCTTAATCTGTAACGAATTTCCAAAGAATAGTCAGGCTTTGAAATCGGGTAACCTTTAGCCATCTTTTCTTTTAATTACTACCTCCAAACCAATCTCGTCACAAATCTTTCGCAAGTTAAAAAGGCTTATTGATTCCAAGCCATTCTCGACGTGGTTAATTGGTGCATGACTCAATCCAATTTTCTTGCACAAATCCAGCTGGTTATAGCCAGCTTGCTTCCTTGCTTTCTTAATTAGTAACCCTTCGTAAATGCTCATTGTGTAAATCTTTACGCAAATATAAGATTGCGATTTGATTCCAAGTTAAAACCTAGATTTTTGTTTAAAAAGGTAATAGCTTGTATATGCTCATTTGTATAAACTCTTCTCCTTTTTTTACCAAGCACTTGCGAACGTTTAACTCAAAAACATTTTTGTCGTCAAAGCCGTATTTTTTCTGAGCAATATCCATCAACAACTTGACTGGGTTGTCGAGGTCACTTGCTGAGTTGCTAAAGCCAAAGAAAAACTCAACCCTAAGCATTTGGCTTGTGTCTACTTTTGATGCTGGCATACGCAAGAGCATTGCTTTCTCGTAATCTTTGTATGCTGGCGTTTTAAATCGTTTGCCTTGCCAAGCTAAATTCACGCTTAAAGGCTTTTCGTTTATTTTAAACTGAATCATTTGCAAAGCTCATAAATCCAAGACCAAGCCAATGTCCACAAAGCCAGCAGCACAATAAAAAGCAGTAGGCTAGAAATCTTTAGCAAAGCCAGTAGGGTAATACCTACTAGCGCTGCAAAGATTGCGTACAAATCGTTCTTTTTCATTTAGAATGGTAATGGGTCATTTTCAACAATTCGCTTCTCTGTCGGCTTATTTGCTACCTGTACAGGCTTCCAATCGTCTACCTCCAAGTAATGAGTTGCCTTGCCTTCAACCTTCTCTTGCTTTTCCTTCATTACTAGATTAACCCATTCGGTATCTTTGGCGTTTAGGTATGCCAATAACTTTTCAAGGTCAGTTCTGCTTTGGCTAATCTTTGTCATTTCGCCAAACTTGGTTTGAATAATCTTTGCGTTTCCGCCGTAAATCTTGCTCATAATGTTAATTGTTTGTTTAATTGATTGTATTGATCTATTGCTTTAAATATCTGATACACTACTTGTGGAACTATTGCGTTTCCTCCTGCTTTGATTGATTCGTTTCTCCATTTAGGAAAGGTAATAGAGTCCAATCTGTCGGAAATCCCATCATTTCCATCACAAATTGGGGAGACAGTTGGGAAGTTTTTCCAGTTATTTCCCTTGCTCTTTTTGTTAGTGAATCTTGAGTTTCCAATCCTGTCACTTTGTCCCCGCAATCCGAAGCCATTGGAGTCGGTAGCATTTCCATCATTATCTTGCTTGGCAAATCGTATGCCTCCCCCTTGTATGCTCTCCCCTGTGCCCCCTTCCAGTCCCTTGATTGTGGAGTTGGTAGCATCTTCATTGATTGAATTTCCTCTGTTATTTTCTTTATGGTGTCCGGTAATGTTTCCCCATACTTTTGAATCTTCCCTGTGTTGCTCATTCTTAAT